GCGTCGCCGATGCCCTTTATGGAGGTGATTTTGGCGGCGGGGATATCCTGGATGGGGGAGGGCAGTTTTTCGAGGGTAAAGGCGGCGATGGAGTAAGATTTTGTCTTGAAAGAGGAATGGATTGGATGATACATTGGTGTCCGGAAATGGAAGAACATCGTGGCTGCTATGAATCACTTTTTGAAGACGGTTGTTTTCCTACTTTGTTAGTACAGACGGATTTGTATAAAGTGGGAAGAGGTGAAGCATCAGGAGCGCCTGATACAGCAGCAAAAAACACCATTATTAATGAGCTATACATTTTGTTATGCTACCTAGATCTTGCAGAACAACATGACATATTAGAAGCAACGATACAAGGCTTCTATGATAATTCTTTCACTTTAAAGTATGGTGATGATGTAGTGGTAGTTACAGCGGATAAGATAAAAGAATGGTTCAACATGATTAAGATATCCAACTGGTTTTCAGCACATGGAATAGTTTTTACTGATCCGAAAAAGAACATAATTTGCAGAGAGTTTGTTCCCGAAGAAGAAGTCACATTTTTGAAACGGTTTTTTAGACCTGCAGCTAATGGAATTGTCTATGCACCCATGGAACCATCAGCACTATTTGAAATAGTAAATTGGGTGCGAGTATCGAAATTTAATACACCGCAAGAAATGTTACGAGCGAATGTGGAGGATGTTGTGAGAGACAGCGTACACTACGGGAGAACTTCTTTTAGGAAAATTAAAACCATATTAAATCGAGCTTTGGTCAGTGTCGGTATAACACCTGTGAATATGATTTACACCTCTATTCATTTGGATATGTATGGCACAATTCCCCCAGATATCAACTACGATTTTTTCGTTGGGGACCATGACCTTTGGATCGAAACCAATCTTTATCAACAAGAGAAAATGATTTAGCTTTGTTCAAACTTTGTTGTTAGGCTACAGCAAAGATGGTATGCTTTTTAATTTGTTTAGGTTAAAATAAAAATAAAATAAATGT